ATTTAATTTTACTCTACTTTGGTTTTTTGGACCTTTAGCTCAGTTGGTTAGAGCAGCTCACTCATAATGAGAAGGTCACAGGTTCAAGTCCTGTATGGTCCACCGCAGTCAGATGCTCATGAGTATTAAGGATCTATCATTCAGTTGGTAGGTCCTTTTTTTTTGCTATTTATAAAATATGCCAAGTATAAATTTTTCGGTTACCTCGAGCAGACAGCAGCTACCTTACCCTCTACCTGCAAATACTGAGTTGACAATGAGTATTGGAAACCCTTTAAGCTATGCTTCTTATGCTGGTTTGGAAAGTACTTCTAACGTATCAGGTTTTTATACTACCCTATCTCCTAAAAGTTTATCTGGTTCTATTATTAGTTCAAGCGGACTTATTGATATCATTCAGGATGACTATAAGATGCTTGCAGTAGTTAAGCCGGGCGGTGGTTCTATTGTGTACAAACCTTCTAATTATGTTTCCGGTTCTGATTTATATATGACCGGTGTAGGTGCAGGGGAGAATTACTACTTCTCTTTTACTATAGATACAACAGCTGTTGCATCAACAGGCTCTACTAGCGGTGGAACTTTTAAGCTTCCTTTATCCGGATCTTTTCCGTTTACAGCAAGTGTTGATTGGGGAGATGGTACTTTAAGTTATATTAGTTCATCAACTCAAGCGGAGGTGACTCATGTATATCCTGCAACTGCAAGTTACTTGGTTCGAATATCGGGATCTCTTCCAAACTGGTCTTTTAGAGCTCCGGCATCTGGTGATATGTTGAAGTTAAGGACTATTAATTCTTGGGGAGGGTTACAACTGGGTTTCCCTAACATGTTTTATAGTTGTAGTAATATGGTAGTTCTAGCATCAGACGCTCCTTCTTTTTCTTCTACTTCTATGATGTTCATGTTTAGGGATTGCCACCTCTTTAATGGATATGTAAACAACTGGGATGTTTCTAGAGTAACTAGTTTTAGAAGTTGTTTTAATAGCTGTTCTATATTTAACCAACCTATGGATAAATGGGATGTAGGCAGTATTACTTTATTTCAATTCATGTTTGCGAACAACCATCCTGCTATCTTTAACCAGGATATAGGGATGTGGAATGTTAGTAACGGTACTAACTTCTCAACGATGTTTCAGGAACAGCGTTTATTTAATCAGGATCTAAGCCGTTGGAATGTATCGAAAGCTACAAGTATGAATTATATGTTCTTTAACTGTTCAGCTTTCGATAAGCCTTTAAATACCTGGAATGTTAATAATGTTACTACTATGGCTGCGATGTTTGGTGTTGATTTAGGAGAAGGTTTTGGTACCTTTAATCAGCCTTTGTCAAACTGGAATGTCAGTAAAGTTACCGATTTTAGCTCTATGTTTCAAGTTCAGAGAAGGTTTAATCAAGATATCTCTATGTGGAACGTTTCAGGAGGTTTAAACTTTTCCTATATGTTTGCTGCAGCTCCAGAATTTACTGGTTCTATAGGTAGTTGGAATATGTCTAATGCTACTAACTTAGAAGCAATGTTCTTTGGGGCTAGTAAGTTTAATAGTGATATATCTAAGTGGAATACCGCTAAGGTAACTAATATGTCTTGGATGTTCTCTACCTACTGGGCGGGTGTTTCTACTGTATCTAGCAGTTTCCCTACTACTGTGATCTTCAACCAACCTTTAGCTACTAGTGGATCATCTTGGAATGTTAGTAAGGTTACTACTTTTAAAGGTATGTTTGCATCTAACTCTTTCTTCAATCAAGATATTAGTAATTGGAATGTTAGCGGTGCAGTAACTATGTCCGGTATGTTCTACAGTGCTTCTTCTTTCAATCAGAATATAGGTAGTTGGAATGTTAGTAGTTCTGTGTTGATGGACTCTATGTTTGCTGGAGCTACGTCTTTCAATCAGAATTTAGGGTCTTGGAATGTTAGAAATGTTACTGATATGAGTTTGATGTTTGAAGGAGTTACGTTATCTACTGCTAACTATGATGCACTATTAATCGGCTGGAATTCTCTACCTTCTCTAAAACTAAATGTTAATTTCCACGGTGGATATTCTAAGTATAGCCCAGCTGCTTCTGCTTCGAGGTCTAATCTTATATCAACTTATGGATGGACAATTATTGACGGTGGACCTGCTTAAAATTTAAATTTATGAATAGTATACAATTTCCAACACAAACAACCTTTTACATCGCTTCTACTGGAGCTGATTATAGCTTCGGCTCAGTAACTTCGGAACAGGAATTAATTACCCCACATACAACTTTATGGACGACTTTAGATGAGTCTGAGTGGATTTCCAAACTAGAGGTTGACTACGGGATCAGCCCATATAAACGTCTTGATGGGGTGAGTTTTGCTGCTAATAATGATCTTTTCTAACAGGTAATATTTATCAGAGACTATGGCACCATCAAAAGGAAAATCAAAATCAGCCGCTGTTATTGTAAAGATTGCAAAGAAGCAGGTTAAAAGAAAAGGCATTCATGCTAAGACTAAAATGTCTAAAAACAAAGGATCTAAGAACTACGTAAAAGTTTCTAGAGGACAGGGTTAATTTGCTTTCTTAGTTATTTTTACTTATATTAACTGTTATGAACAGTTCATGGAGAATTATTGCAGTTCAACCTGATAAACACATTGCAGGTGTTTTGAGATTATCGGATAGTAAAAAATTCTTTCTCGGTGATATAACACCATACGGTCCTATAAGTAAATTCAGTGTTTACCAAGGGTCTATCCAAGTAGAAATGGGGCTTAATAATGTTCATGGGATTAAAGAAATTCAACGAGCAACCCTTATGTATTTGCAGGAGTTGCCGTAATTTTTTTTCTTTAATCTGTCGCTATTTATATAAAAGCGCTTTTTAAAATGAACAAAGAATTTGATAGAATGTTGAAACTTGCTGGTCTTATGACTGAAGGTTTGTATACCTCTGATAAGAAGGCCCCTATGGGTAGGATGATGAAACTTGCCGGTCTTATGACTGAAGGCTTGTATACAAATCAAGAAGCTTACGAAGAGCCTGTATCAGAAGCTCCCGTAGAGAAAATGACTAAAAGTAAGTTGAAGGCGAAGATTAAGGAGTTAATGCTTCCTGAAGAAACTATTGGTCAAGAAGCTTATGCTGAGATGGGCAGTATGGATGAGGCTTCTCCTGAAGCTATGAATAGAATGTCAGGGTTGTCTCCAGTATCGTCTGTTGGTTCGTTAGTCGATGCAGCAAGAAGGATTATTTCTGCTTTGAAGGAAGAGGGCTTTGAGGAGGAGGATATCTACGACTATATCATGGATAAAGTTAAGACTTTGTCTATAGATGAAACTCTTTTTGAAGCTAAAAAAGATGAAGAGGAGGAGGCTCCTGAAGATGTTGATATAGATGTTGAAGCTCCTGTTGAATACAATCCTAACCCGGCAGGTACAGAGGATACAGCAGATACTTCGGTAGATGTTAATATGGACGGTGTTCCTGATGTTGATACTGGTTCTTCTGAATCTAAGAAAGCTTTCACGAATTTGGTTGATACCTACAATGCTGCTAAAGAATTAGGTGATCCTAAGTTAACCCAAATGATTGCTAATGCTATAACTTACTACAATAAGAATATCATTCTTAAGACTGGTCAACAAGCATAATTAAACTTAAAAATATTTGGAAAGGATGCCTTACGGTGTCCTTTTCCTATTTATAATATATATGGATCCTAAATTAGTATTTGGATTATTTCAAGACCCTGAAGATAAGTCAGAGAGCAAGGTGAAAGAGATTTCAGACTTCTCAGAGCATCCGTATATTTACATGGGAATGTTTACCCGGATTATATTCAGAGGAGATGTGTTGAATGATCAGGTACTAAAATTTTTTACAGAGATTAATAGGGATATAGATAAAACAAATCTAGAGCAGGCTAATAAGAATTTGATTTTCAATAGAGCTTATTCGTATCTCAAGCAATTGAATTTAGAGAATTCTTTCCACGTTGATACGCTTTTAGATAAGGGGGATGACACGTTCCTACAAGCTTGTACAGTTGCTTTAAATCATTTTTTGGAGTTGGAAGAATATGAAAAGTGTAGTTTCTTAAAAAATATTATTGGATTTGTAGAATTTTCTCAAAATAAGTTGCCTTTGTAGTTTTCCCTTCGTATCATCTATACATGGGGGTTGGGAAAAAGAGGAGACAAGAAGGGACATAATAAAGTATATAACAATATGAGATATAGAGATCAAGTAATTAACAAAGTAGAGGTATTAGAAAGTACCTTAAAAGTATTAAGACAGGTTGTCCAAAGACAAGAGCCGATCAAGACTTATTTAGAAACTATCGAAAGAGCGGAAGCACAACTCGAACAAGTTAAACAATATGTTGAGATGGAGCCGGTAACTTCTAATGAAATAGGTGGCTTTTCCGGACAAAGGTAACTATCTTTAAAGTATGAATTTAACAGCAGAACAAATCCAATCAAATTGGGAAGAATTTTTAGGATATATTGATACCTATATTTCAACACCAAGGAAAGAAGCTTTGCGTAAGTTTTATGAAGACCGTGTGGATAGATTTATCTTGATGCCGGCAGCTCATACTACTAAGTACCATAACTGCTTTCCCGGAGGTTATATAGAGCATGTTAACCGTGTTATTAAAGTTTCTTTACATTTTGCAAAACTTTGGGAGAAGTTCGGCTGTGATATGTCTACTTTTACAATCGAAGAGTTAGTCTTTGCTGCTATGAATCACGACTTAGGTAAAGTAGGTGATAGTCAAAATGACTTATACTTGCCTGGAAAAGATGAATGGCGTAAGAAGAACTTGGGTGAGGTTTATTCTTACAACAATGAGGTTGCTTTCATGACAGTCCCTGATAGATCTTTATTCTTACTTCAAGAAGCTGGAATTAGGTATTCTATGAATGAGATGTTAGCTATCAGGACTCATGATGGACTTTATGAAGAAGCTAACAAAGCTTATTTAATTTCCAGAATGCCAGAAAGCAGACCTAAGTCCGTAATCGTTTACATTCTACATCAAGCAGACTTAATGGCTTCAGTAGTTGAGATGACCGTTAATCCTACAGAACAACCTAAGTCAAAACAGTTCTCAATTTCAAAAGAGACTACTCAGAAAAATCCAACCACACATCAACAACAAGCAAAAAATAAAGCGTTATCTAACATTCAGAGTGACGGTTTAAAAAATGCGATGTCTAATTTCTTTACAGACTAATGGTAGCTTTAGTAGTAATATTGAGTCTAGTAGTATGTGTATTAGGATACACTACGTTTAACTTATTACGTAAAAATGAAAAGCAGGAAGATGTTTTAACAGCTTATTTACTGTATATGGATAATCTATCCAAGATTATCGAACATAGTGATCAACAGCTAGAAAAGATTGATAGTAAAGGCACATTCAAAAGTGATGACGAGATCGGTTGGTTCTTCGAGCAAATAAAGGTTATTCAAAGCAGATTAAATAACTTTAAATTGACCGATGGCCGAGAAGAAAAATAAAAATTACTTTACTCACGATACCGAGCTTGCAATAATCAAATATGTTAACACAGAGGATTATGCAGAACGTAATAAGATCTATAGAGAAGAGATTCACTATGCATTGTATAAGTTAACACAAAACTTAATACACACTTTTAAATTCTACTACACAGAAGAAACAAACCTAGAAGACCTACAGCACGAAGTAATAACCTTCCTACTAACCAAACTCGATCGCTTTGATCCTTCGAATGGGGCCAAAGCGTATTCTTATTTTGGAACCGTAGCTAAGAGGTACTTAATTGCATCCAACCAAAAGAATTATAAAAAGCGGATGGAGTTACTTTCGCTGGATAGTTTAAATACAGAGCAGGAGGACGGAGAGGTTGTTTACGGTGACATCTTAGATCAGAACGGAGTACAAGCTGACACTGAAGTATTTCATCCAGTAGATCAAGTATCTGAGTTTTTAGATATCTACGTTACGTATTGTACGGATAACATTTATGAATTATTCCCTAAGGATGAAGATGCACAGATTGCTGATGCTATCCTTGAATTATTTAGGAAAAGAGAGCATATCAGAATCTTTAATAAGAAAGCCCTCTACATTTATATCAGAGAGATTATCGATGTTAAGACCCCTAGAATTACGAAAGTAGCAAATGAATTAGGAGAACTCTACAAGAATCAGTATGCATTCTACGTAGAGAATGGTTACGCAAGCTTCTAAACTGTACTACTTTCTATTTATAAAAAATAGACTACTCATGAGTTTAGATAAATTAATATTTAAGAATAAAAAATTTGCAGACCTTCTGGAAGAGATTTATGACAATCAGAAGAAGAAGGAGAAGCAAATCTCTACTCTCATTTCTGAGTTACGTCCTCTAATTGAAGATACTGGAGATGCGACTTTGATCGTACCTCTTATTAAAGAGTATTTAGAGATTGGAGTTAAGAATGACGACCAACTTGTAAAGGTTGCAACAATCATCCAACGTATATTTCAGAATCAAGACTCTGCTACCGACTCATTCGGTATTTCTGATGAAGAGAGAGAACAGTTGTTAAAAGAGATTAACAACATCAAGGAAGATAAATAATGGCAAAATTTGGCTTTGGAGCTTTAAATGATAACTACAATACTGGAGCTTCAGGCACCAGTAAGACTCTCGATGCACTAAAGCTTGCAAATTTAAATTCAACCGGTAGGGTACTTAGCGTTGTCTTAGATGATACTCATCCAAAATACAAAGAGCTAGGAGGTCCAAAAGCTATCGGTGCAGTTGAGTTAATAGACCTTTCCGGAGGTACGGCAGACTATTCAACAACATCTGATAATCAAAATTATAGAGTTGCTTATCCTTTACAGCCTGGTATTAAGAACTACCCGCTTATAAACGAAGTTGTTTATCTAGTATCACAGCCGACAAATAAGATAATGCAGAGAAATTCTGCAAAAGCTCTATATTATATTAGCGTAGTTAACCTTTGGAATCATCCACATCATAACGCTATTCCCTATTCTGCAGGATCATCTACCCCTGAGAACTCTAAGAATTATCAAGATTCAGCTCTAGGAAGCACAAACAAGTTAACAGATACCTCAGGTACGATCAAGTTTGGAAACTACTTTAAAGAACGTCCGGACATTTACCCGCTTCAACCTTTTGAAGGAGATTTGATCTATGAAGGAAGGTGGGGCAACAGTATTCGACTAAGCGGTACAGCTCCTAATAGAAATCCATGGTCTGCTGTAGGTACTCAAGGAGATGCTATAACCATTATCAGGAATGGACAAACAGACAATCCTAACAAGAACGGATGGGACTTTACAATAGAGGATATAAATACAGATGCTTCATCAATCTACTTAACAACCACCCAGAAAGTACCTCTTACTGCTAATACAAACTATTTTAGTTATAAGTCGAACCCTCCTACCCTACCTAACGAATACGTAGGAAAGCAGATAATCTTAAACTCAGGTAGGTTAGTATTCAATACAACAGAAGATCATTTACTACTCAGCTCTGCTAAAAGCATTAGTTTAAGTTCTACAGGAACAGTAAACATAGATGCTTCAGAAATGACGATCCAAACAGAGAAAATATACTTAGGGTCTAAATCTGCAACTGAACCTTTACTGCTAGGTGATACAACAGTAGAACTACTAAAGACAATGATTGATGTATTAAAAGACCTAGTTATAGCCTCTCAGACAGCAGCTAACTCAGGAGGTCCAATACCAAGTCTAAACCAGAAAGCACCTGCATTGTTGAAAAAACTTTTAACCTTAAACCCAGACCTTCTTAAGTCTAATTCTAATTTTACAGTATAATGACACCAGAAGAATTAGAAAAGCAAAGAAAACAGGAAGCAGCTAAGAGAGATGCTGTTAACAAGAAGTTAAAGTTACAAAGAGCCTTAGCTACCGCAACCGCTGTTGCAACTGCAGTACAACTTGCTCCCTTAGATAGGATTAACCAAACAATCAATACTAAGATTGAAGACCTACGAGATAAAGCAACATCAACACTACTAGCCTTAGCTTCTCAGTTAGGAATAGAAGGCTTAGATACTCCCAACCCTACCCTACCAAACCTATGCCCTTCACAAGATATTCTTGATAGAGCACTACAAATACGTAACTCTTTAGGCACAGATATTGAAAACACTGCTAAGTACATTGATACTATAAACGTATCTTTAGAGATATTAACTCCGATTGTAAACGGAACAGTTACATCCCTAGATGCTTTAAACCTGGTAAAAACCGCTACCTCTGTGGCAGCTAAACTAGCACCGACAGTCCCTGGAGCAGTAACAGCTTTAATAAGTGACTTAGACGACATTAGAACCTTAATAACATTCAAATCAGACGGAACACCTAAACTTCCAGAACTAAAAAGAGCTTTGACGTTGGGTAGTCAATACACCTCTGATGCAGCTAAGATAATGCAGACGATCGTAACAGTGTTAGCAGTAATCGATGTTGTGTTAGATAAATGCGGTAAGAAGCCTGATCAACTAGGGGCAAACACTAACAAACTCTTGGATACCATAAAATTAGCAGCTACCTCTAATATCGACTCAATTTACAAAGGATTCACTTTCGAAATAGTAGAGAAAGCGTTTAGTCCAACCCTTAAACAGAAGATAGGGCAAGCTAAAAACAGTCAAGGAATCGTTCTATTACAAACAGAACCATCCTTCACAACAGATCCTCAAGTCCTTGTTGAAGAATTAAAACTCATTATTGATAGGGATAATCTAAAAGCCAATTAAGAAATATTTATAAAAGATGGACATCAGAATTTTTAAAAAACTTATTAAAGAAGCTGTTAAGGAAGCTATTCAAGAAGAACTGAAAGAGGTCCTTTTGGAAGCAGTTAAAGCTCCTAAAGTAGCGCCTATAGGAGTTGGAGGTTATGGAATGCCTAATCAATCAATTACAGAAGGAGCAGTAGGTTCTTCGCCAACAGGTATAAATGCAAGAGAAAAATATAGAGAGTTGTTAGGTAATATGATGGATATTAGAAACGGAAATATCTCTATGACTGCAAACAACGCACTCGGCTTTGGGCAACAGGCAGGTTACAGACCGCCTGGAGCTGTCAACACTACTTCGGAAGGATCTGCACTACCTGCAGGAGAAGTTAACCTAGACCAGATCATGGGTCTTATCAATAAGAAGTAATGGCATTTGGCGCAAAGAAGATATTCCCGATAGATAAGAAACCCTCAGTCGCTGTAGGAGTGGGAATACCTTTTGCTGCACCTGGTGTATTTACTTCTACTTACACAACCCAGCAAGCCATTAAGAACAACTTAATTAATTTCTTCTTAACTGGAACTGGTCAAAGATATTTAAACCCGCTATTCGGAGCAGGACTACAGGTTTATATTTTTGAGCAATTAAACAACAATACAGATGCAGCTTTAGAGGAAGACATACAGAGTATTATAAGCGAGTATTTTCCAAGTGTTATTGTTGAAAATTTAACGGTAGTTGGCAATCCCGACACAAATCAAATTACAGTTACGTTAAAGTATTCTATAAAAGATACAGGTATAACAGATAACCTAGAAATATCATTCAACTAAGATGGCAGTAAAAAGAGACATAAAATACTTAAATAAAGATTTTAGCACATTAAGGGCTTCCTTAATAGACTATGCTAAAACTTATTTCCCCACAACCTATAATGACTTCAGTCCATCATCTCCTGGAATGATGTTTATGGAAATGGCTGCCTATGTTGGAGATGTAATGTCTTTCTATTTAGACAATCAGATTCAAGAGACATATTTACAGTATGCTCGCCAGACTGATAACTTGTTTGAGTTAGCTTATATGTTTGGATACAAACCAAATGTAACAGGAGTTGCTACAACAACCATTGACTTTTATCAACAAGTACCTGCAAAAACAGCAGGTTCGGATATAATCCCTGATTTTGATTATGCTTTATTGATTGCTGAAAATGCAGTTGTAACATCAACCTCTAACAGCGAGATTAAATTTTTAGTTCAAGATAGTATAGACTTTTCAGTATCATCATCACAAGATCCAACAGAAGTTACAATCTTCCAAACAGCAGGATCAGATCCAGTTAGTTACCTTTTAAAGAAAAGCAGACAAGCAATCTCTGCTACAATTAATACCGCTGCATTAACTTTTACTACACCGGTGCAATTTGACACTAGAGTAATTAATGCAGATAAAATCGTTGGTATATTGGATGCTACAGACAGTGACGGTAATACTTGGTACGAAGTAGATTATTTAGCTCAAGATGCAATCTACTCCGGTATTAAGAATACAAACCCCAACGACCCTAATCGTTCATCTGATAATGCAGACACACCTTACATTCTACAATTAGAACAAGTACAGAGAAGATTTGCAACCAGATTCCTAGATTCAGGATCATTACAGTTACAATTCGGAGCAGGTACTGCAACAGATACTGACGAGATTATTACACCAAACCCAAACAACGTAGGTCTTGGATTACCTTTCCAACAGGCTAAGTTGACGACTGCTTACTCACCTACAAACTTCATCTTCACAAAGACATACGGCATTGCCCCTTCAAGTACAACCATCAACGTTAGATATTTAACAGGAGGAGGAGTAGCTGCAAACGTTCCATCAAACGATCTAACAACTGTTACTGGAGATATTAGTTTCTTAAATTCAAACCTTAATGCAACTACAGCAAACACCTATAGAGCATCTTTGGCAGTAAATAACCCAAATGCAGCAGTTGGAGGTCAAGATGGTGATAGCATTGAGGAATTAAGACAGAACACCTTATCTAACTATCAAACTCAATTACGTAACGTAACTCAAGACGACTATCTGGTAAGAGCATTATCAATGCCAGCTAAGTACGGAGTTATCGCTAAAGCATATATTGAACAAACTAAGGTTGCTAATTTAGGAATAGGTGAAACACCAACAACACTAGACTTGTACGTGCTAACTTATAACAGCAACAAAAACTTAGTTACTGCCTCTACTGCATTAAAACAAAACCTCGACACTTATTTATCTCAATACAGAGTAATAGGTGATTCAGTTAGGATTAAAGATGCTTTCGTAATTAACATAGGAGTTAATTTTGATATAACAGTTGCTGCAAACTACAATAGTAACGAAGTAATTTTCAACGCTATTGCTGCAGTTAAAGAATACTTTAACATAAACAACTGGCAGATCAATCAACCTATCTTACTGAAAAACTTAAGCCTTTTGATCGATAATATTGACGGAGTACAGACAGTTAAGAATGTTGAAATCGTTAACTTATCTGGACAAGCTTTAGGTTATTCTAACTACTCATACGATACAAAAGGAGCTACAATTGATAACGTAGTGTACCCTTCTATAGATCCTATGATCTTTGAGGTTAAGTATCCAAACGTAGACATTAAAGGGAGAGTAGTTTCTCTTTAATTCCTATTTATAACAAATGGCAGTATACAAAATCTTCCCGGAGAAAGACGCTACCCTGTATAGTGAATACCCGAATATGAATTCTGGTATCGATGAAATTATTGAAGCAACCACCGGTACTGCAGTAGACGGAAGTACAGCAACCGTTAGCCGGTTTGTTACAAAGTTTAATCAAGCAGAAATTCAGGACATAATCGCTAATAAAGCAACCGGATCTATTGCAGCATATTTAAAAGTATTCGTAGCAAAAGTTCAAGGATTAGGTCAAGAAACAACACTGTACTGCTACCCAGTATCAGGCTCTTGGCAAAACGGTACAGGTAAGTATCTAGACACTCCAGCCACAACCAACGGAGTAAGCTGGAATTCCAGAACAACATCAGGGTCTGGAGATTGGCTAACAGCAGGCTTCGGAACATCCGGTGCTACTGCTTCATTCTCTGCTTCTAATCCTGGAGGCGGTAACTGGTATACAAGCTCAGTTTATGTACAAAGTGCTTCCTATCAATATAGAAGTGATTTTGACATCGTAATGGACACAACCAACACAGTATTGGCTTGGTACACCGGTTCACTTCCTAACGATGGATTTATTATAAAACAAGCCGATTCAGCAGAATTTTCAACAGATCCTGCTAAGAAGGTAGAGTTTAAATACTTCTCAGTAGATACAAATACAATCTACCCACCTCAGTTAGAAATCAGATGGAATGACTTTACTTTTAATACAGGATCGTCAACACAAACAATTCTAACAGACCCAGACGTAGTTGTAACATTACCGAACAATTCAGGAGTCTACTATTCAGGATCAGTACAGAGATTCAGAGTTAACGCTAGACCTCAATTCCCACCTAGAGTATTTACAACCGCTTCATTCTACACTACAAATTATTACTTACCAACTGCATCTTACTGGTGCATAAAAGATTTAGATACAAATGAAGTTGTAATTGACTTCGATAGTACTTATACTAAGATTAGCGCTGATTCTACTAGTAATTACTTTGATGTGTATATGACCGGTTTAGAGCCTGAAAGATACTATCAAATCCTAATTAAGACGCAGATTGACGGTGCTACAGAAATATTAGATGAGAAGTATTACTTTAAAGTTGTAAATGGATAATGAGCTCGGTAGTTGATTTAAGCAAGCAGGTATTTGAAAAACAACAATACCAACAGGTTATTGATACCTCATTTACACAGCTCACAATAGGAGGTGTTTCACCAGCAGCAGCTACTGCAGCTACACCTCTACCTACCGTTCAAGAATTTTTTGATAACTACTCTCAACTATTCTACCAAATACCGAAAACAGGGGAGACAAACTCTCACCAATACTTAGTAAATCAGAGTAGTGCATACATAGGAGGAGAGGGTACCAACGAAGAAGTAACCGCACTACTTGCAGAAGTTACAGCTTTAAGAGAGGAGAATTTACAATTGCAACAACAACTATTAGATATAAAACCAATTAATGGATAAGCAGATATACATACAGGATGTACCCTCGATTGAACTAGGTGGACAGACTTATACTCCGTCTGACGATTCCCTTATTACTTCTTTTAGAGCAGATATAACATTTAACAGCTCTACGGACTACATTGAGTATTACGTTTACAATGCTAACAAGCAGATAATCGACTCTGTAGAAAGACTAACAAGTTTTGCAATTTACGGAGAAGATTTAAGCATTAATCCAGAAAAAGATCTGGAAAGCAGAGCTTACCAGGAAGGAAAGTACTATACAGTTTACAATTTCCTAAGACCGGTACTATCTTCGAGTATATTAGAACCATACTACATTTCTGAAATATCAACAGATAGAACAGAGATTAGACTTGCTAGCACTGACATAGTAGCTGGAGATATAGTTGATTCAACAGTTGCATTAAAGGAAGCTATTCAAGCAGCTCCCTACCAAAGAGATTTTAACTTAGACTTTGGAGCAAATAACTTAATTATAGCAAACAACGTCTTACTCGATGATACAGATCCTAACAACGTTACTGTTTTAATTAAGTTATACGAACCGCTTCCTTCTCAATTTGACTTACAGTCAAAATGTTGGGGTGTAGAAAAAATTGCTGAATCAAAAGCATATTTAATAAACATCCAGACAAACTATACGTTAGAGGACGGTACAGTAAAGTTAAAAGGTCCTAACCTTAACTTACAGGTTTCACCGGAGCAGAATAAAACAACAGAGTATCAGAATACAGAAACGTTAGGTAATTCAAACAGTTCTGCATTAACATACCAACTTAACAGCTTACTTGCTGAATCTGGAATTGAGTTAAACATAGATTATAGCAACTACGGTAACTTTGTATTCTTCTCTAGTGCACAGACTAGATTAGAAAACTTCTATTACAAGCTAGGGTTGATCGAGGAGTACACCGTTAGTAGCAGTTATGGAAGCACTTCTAATGCTTATTATAACTCTGCAAGTGTTAGTTACTGGGATTCAAAAATAAACGAAGTTATTACTAACTTTGACGGGTATGAGTACTTCTTATACTACGAATCTGGAAGTACAGCATGGCCTAAAACAAATAGTGTACCACCTTATACAAATACTGCAACAACCTCTGCATTAGGTTTAAATTGGTTTGCATCTCAATCAGCAATCGCACAAACCTTTGATGAGAATAACAAAGATGGTTTGGTGGAAGCTATACCGATGTACATCAAAGAAGATCCTTCAAATGCCAATTTCGAATTGTTTGTCGAAATGGTTGGTCAACACTTTGATAGCATTTGGGTCTACACTCAAGCAGTTACTCAAAAGTATAGCTCTGATAACCGAGTAGAATCAGGATTATCAAAAGACCTAATCGGAACTGCTTTGAAAGATTTTGGTATTAAATTATATCAGAACAATTTCACATCAGATAATCTATACAACACCTACCTAGGATATACTCCGTCAGGAAGCTTACTACCTTATACAGGCCAGGAATTAATTACTAGCTATGTAACAGCTTCTGCAACTGGATCGTTAATACCCCTAGATAATCTTTCATCAGAAGTTTACAAGAGACTTTACCACAACCTTCCTTATCTTTTAAAGAAAAAGGGAACAGTTGAAGGACTAAACACCCTAATTACAACATTCGGTATTCCGGATACTATTCTAAGGGTATATGAATATGGAGGGAAAGATAAAGCGTTAAATACTTGGGACCAATGGCAGAATGAATACGATTATGCTTTTGATACGAAAGGTACAAATTATGCATCATCTTCTTTCGTTTTAAACTCAAACTGGAATGCAGATAACAACAGACCTCAAGCTGTAGAGCTTAGATTCCAAACCAGAGGAATTCCGACAAACACAGGGTATTACTCACAGAGTTTATGGTCCACAGATGGTAGTTGTGCATTAGTACTTAAGTACAACGGAACAGCAAATACATCGGGATCTTATACTGGATCAATAGTTAGTCCATACAATCAGTATGGAACATTAGAATTCTACCCAGACACTACAAACACTACTGCAACTGCAAGCGTATACTTGCCGTTCTTTAACGAAGGTTGGTGGTCGGTATTGATAAACAAATCCGGAAGCACCGGGTTTACATTATATGCAAAAAATAACCTATACACAGGACAAGACGGAAATACTTTAGGATTCCAAGGAAGTTCCTCAGTGAGTTTATCGAATGCATGGAATACAAGCACAAAAGCTTATTTTGGATCAGCATCGTTTAGTGCTAAAGTATTCTCAGGATCTTTACAGGAGGTAAGGTATTACAAAGTAGCGTTGAGTGAGAGTTCATTTAACGACTACGTAATGAATGCTTCTTCTACAGAAGGTAATTCTATAAACTCAGCACCAGACGAATTAGTATTCAGAGCAACCCTAGGAGGAGAGCTTTACACTAGTTCAATCTCAATACACCCTAAAATTACAGGTAGTCAAGCAACGACGTCTTCTTTTTCAGGAACAAGCAATTTTTACTTTTTAAGCACTCCGACATTCGTACCTAATACAGAAATTACATTCTACGATCAACCAGCAGTTGGTATTAAAAATGCTGTCACTGATAAAATTAGAGTAGGTACTACGGATGTGTATGGAACAGTTTTATCTGGATTAAACACCTTACAGCAGAACTACGCAGTAAGTCAAAGTTACACTAGAGATGTAAACTACTTAGAGGTAGGATTCTCTCCTCAAAATGAAATCAACGAAGATATTAATTCACAGGTTGGTTACTTTAATGTTGGAGAGTACATCGGAGATCCTAGAGATATTTCCAATGATACTACTAGATACCCTGCATTAGATCAATTAAGCTTAGAATACTTTAAAAAGTACACCGCATCTTATAACTACACAGACTATCTTAGATTAATTAAATTCTTTGATAATTCCCTATTTAAATTAATAAAAGACTTTATTCCTGCTAGAACAGGAGCTGCAACCGGTGCAATTGTTAAGCAGCATTTACTAGAAAGAAACAGACAGAGACCTGCTCAATTAGATTACACACAACCGGAATATACAGGATCAGTTACGTCTCTAGCAAGAGACTATCAAACAGGGTCTATAGAGGTTTTCACAGGCGGTGCCGGTGGATCAGTTAACGTGTTAACCAACATATCACAATCATGGACTTCTTCTATCTTGACTAAGGCCGGACTGGTAACTGAAATAGAATCTTCGCAGTATGAATTCTTTAACGGAGAGTATTCCGGTTCAGTAATTGACGTAGTTAAAGGTAAGCTTCAAGACAATCCATTGCTAGAACCTGCTTTTAGAGTAAGCATTCCAGACCTGCAGAATTTAGATGTAGAGTTAACTTCCAACTTCAATACAGGAGCAATCAACAACGGACCCTATACATTACCGTTCGGTACCTTTTACTCAACCAACGGAGGAAACTTTGTAGGATTCCCGCTAAACGAAGTAAATAAAGCCCCAACCTACTATAATACAGGTACTTACACTTATACTCCTGGATATAGCGTACAAGGAGATCTACTTTTTAATTTCTCAGGATCAGTAACAAACTCGGTAGGAACATATTTCTTTATTGAATTTTTAATAACAGAAAATGATAATCCTATAGGAAGTTACTTATACGGACCTAATTATCAAGACACAGGAACAGAAGCCTTTCAAGGTTTATTATCAGTACCTAACTGCTCCCTAACTGCTGGAAAGCAATACATGGTTAAGTATAGATTTGGAAGTAGTATTGGTGGAGCTACAGTAGGTATCGTAGATTCTGATTACACAAGCTGGACCATTACAGTAGATAACCTAGCCGCACAATCAACCTACTACCTAGATCCAACAGTATACACTCAACAGAACTTCCCTGGAGACATAAACGATTATTCAGACTATAATAGTTTATTAAATAACGTTTATTCAAATAGAGTATCAAATCAATACTTTGATGTAGATTATTCACAAAATGCTCTAAACCCTGTAAACTTTGGACCAATAGTAAGCCAATCAGCAATCTATGCTCAGGTACAAGATTCAAATTACACAACAGGAAGTGCTTGGAGCAAAGGAAGGTATGAAGGAACAAAACTGCAGACTTACAATAGTGAATCCGCTGTAAATAACTACACAGACTACTTCCTATACTTTAGCAGCATTACATCTCAAACTCCGGACTTAAGTTTAATACCTTACGGAGGTAACGTTAGAGGAGTTGCTTTAATTAATACAAACGGAGATGTTATCTCATTAACTCCTGATAACCAGAACATAGGCTTAATACAGCAAATCTTCGGAGTTTTCGATACAGTTAAAGCAATTTTCCCAACACAGTATTTAGGTACAGACGTATCTGATTTAACACTAACAGTCATAATTGCAGGAGGAGTGCAGAATTATTTAGAAACAAATAATATCTTGACAAGTACACCAAATGAAACTAATATCTTCCTAGGTGTAGTAGATTCTCAACCAGCATCAATATCAACATTAAATACCGCTATCTTCTCAGACTCTGCAGGATATTTAATCCCAGCTAACTTTAACGTTAACTACTTAAGTAAAATCTCAGATATCGCCAAGCAAGCCGGATTTCCAATAAACTAAAAACTTAAATTAGACACATATTTATAATAAATTATGGCATACTTAAACAATACTGCTGTCACAGTTGATGCAATCTTAACAAAAAAAGGTAGAGAACTACTTGCCCGTGGGGATGGTTCTTTTAGAATTACTCAATTTGCATTATCTGATGACGAAATCGATTACACTCTTTATAACCCGTCTCAACCATCCGGTTCTGCTTTCTACGGAGAAGCTATCGAGAATATGCCTCTTCTTGAAGCATTTCCTGATGAGACTCAAATTATGAAGTATAAGCTAGTCACTCTTCCAAGAGGTACAGCTAAGATGCCAGTACTGGATATCGGATATTCTTCAATTACTATTAAGCAAGGCGCTGGATTAGCAATCACCCCTCAGACTTTGAATTACCTGTCTCAGACTGCTCTTTACGAAGCTTCTGGATATACATTCACAATTTCTGATGTTAGATTGTTCACAACCTTTAATGGTGTAGGAATTAACACTCCAGACGTTCAAGCAGCAAATCAAACTACTACAATCGGTACTAACGTATCTAAGACAGTAATCGGAACTACATTGAACTTGAGTGCAACCACAGTAAATACATTATTTGGATCAAATACAAGCTTATCTGCAACCTTGCAAGTAATCGGTAGAGATTCAGGTGCAAGACTTCAAATTCCAGTAATCGTTACTAAAACAACATAAACTATAAAAGATGTCATTTAAAAGATTAGACCCAGAAGATTTTTTAGTAAGCGTTGATTCCGTAACGGCAACCGCTTGGTCTACCAATAGCCCAACTTTATCAACATTCTTCACTTCATCAGTAGCTTCTACTAACGACAGTTACTACAAGAATGTATACCAAACTGCCTCAACCGTATCTGGATCTGCAGTTCAATTTGCAATCGCATACGGTAATAAACAAGGATCAGGAAGTGCATTATTTAATGATGCAGTAACCGGTTCATCACCAACTAGAACTGTTTACGGTCAGTATCGTAATTTAGTTTATGGAAGTGAAACTGCCGAATTTATTTTCGGAACAGTAACTGCTTCAGATTTCTGGGCAATCTCTGTTGATAGATCAAGATACAAAGAGCATTTATTAAAAGGTACTTTCAACCTAACTCTATCAGGATCTGGAATTCAAACATTAAAATTAACAGACAATTCCGGAATGGTATCAACCGATACCTATTTGGATTGCGGTAGAGTTTATGAAATTATATCAGGTTCAAACGGAACAGCTTATTCTGGCACAGGATACTCTCCTTCATCAGGATCTTATGGTTTATTCCTCCCTGATATTGCAACCATCCTACTTAACCCATTAGCATTATCACAGTCAATTAATTTGAGCCCTTCTAGATCTTTTGATATAGATGGACAGAATATCTCTAGATTATTTAATGCTATGTCTGCGTCAAGTGCAGCTTCTTTCCAACTTAACAGTGAAGAAACAGTTACATCTGATTACGTATTCGTTAGAGCAAGAAACAGTGAATTTAACTACTCTGAGAATCCATCATTCATTTCAGGTTCTACAGGAGACGTTCTTTACAGTACATTCATTAATTCTCCACAGACTTACATGACTACTGTTGGTTTCTATAACGATACTAACGATCTACTTGCTGTAGCTAAATTATCAAAACCATTAACAAAAGACTTCACAAAAGAAGCTTTAGTGAGAGTTAAGCTTGACTTCTAAAATGAATGACTGCGTTCAAACAACTATTAGCATCCGACATTATAGTCACTCCATTTGAAGTGAATAAAGCCTTCCGGTTCTCCGGATCGGCTGGTTTATCTGATTCTAATGTTAGTATTGATAGATTTTTAGGTCAAAACATTCAAGGCTTATTTAGCTTAGGTGAAGCAACCACCGGTACTGTTAGTACAGAGTATAGAAGGTTAATATACAACTCAATAAAAGAGCTTTACTATTCTAATTACCTAAGTTCAAGTTACGGATCTTCTGTTAGTATTCCGTATATAATTCCCGGTTCAGATCCATCTGGAGATATTCTTGTAGGACCAACAAGTTCTGTAGGAAGGTTTGATAACTACCTACAAACTAGTTTAGCTTACGATAGGTACTTTCCAACTGCATCTGATGCTATTATTGGAGTTATTTCAATACCTTCTAAACTGTACGGAGATAAAATACAACCAGGTTCATTTAATATAACATCTGATTCTGGAAGTATTATAGACGACGGAAACGGCAACCTATTAGTTTCATCCTCAGGTGATTTATGCGGGGTATTAATCTACCAACATGGACTGGGAGTAATAACCTATGACGGTGCTTCCGGCTCTTTTTATGGAACTGCAAGTTACGGAGTTGATACATACGGAGGGGATACTGCTGCATTTGTAACAAACTTTATAAGTTCTAACAACGTTACCTGTTCTTTTTCTAGCTCATACACACTCTACGAAACTCAATTCAAATGCACTTTTGATCCTTCAGAGTTTAACTTCTCATTGAATCCATCCTTGATCTCAGGATCAACCGACGGAACTGTTTATGACTTTGTTACAGGTTCTTACTTTAATCCATACGTTACAACAGTTGGACTCTATAATGAGAATCAAGATTTAATTGCAGTTGGTAAATTAGCAAAGCCGTTACCAAGCAATAACGTAACAGATACAACAATCCTAATTAACATCGATAGATAAAATATGCCTAATTGGTTTTACGAGAATAAAGAAGTTACAGAAGAATATCAATTTAACGAAAAAGCAGTCGGATTTGTTTATATGATAACAAACATCGAGACTGGAAAGTTTTATATTGGTAGAAAGATATTCACCAACACAATTACTAAAAAGCTAACAAAAAAAGAGCTAGCAGTACAATCCGGTCCTGGAAGAAAGCCTACTAAGAAAAAAGTAAGTAAGGAATCTAACTGGAGAGACTATTGGGGATCTTGTAAGCCGTTACTTGCTGAAGTTAAAGAGATTGGAGAAGATAAGTTTAAAAGAGAAATTTTAAAGTTGTGTTTTTCAAAAAAACAGCTAACTTACTATGAAATTGCTTACCAATGTAAATATGACGTACTCGAAACAAACTCATACAACGACAACATTATGTCCCGAATTTTTCGAAAAGACTTGCTCTTACCCGATTAAATTCGTATATTCGCTTAATGGTCAATCATCTACTAGTAAGTCTAGTAAATAGTGTAATCGGGACAGGTAAGCCAACGTCTGGAGATAATTACTCCTACACATGTCCTTTTTGTCATCATTACAAACCGAAATTAGAGATTAATTTTAAGGAGAATGAAGAAGGTATTCATGATTGGCATTGCTGGGTTTGTAATAGGAAGGGAAAGAGGTTAGTTAAGCTATTTAAGGCAGTCTCTGCCCCGGACCATAAAATCCAAGAACTTAAGAACTACGTTAAGATCTCGTACCAGGAAGAGCATGGAGTTAAAGTAGAAGCTCTAGCTCTACCTAAAGAATATAAAACCCTTTACGATGCTAGTACTTCAGAAGTTACCGTACGTCAGGCACTAAGATACTTACGGGAGAGAGGAATAACATCGACAGATATAAAAAGATACAGCTTAGGGTATTGTGAATCAGGTCGGTATAAAGATATGATTATTATTCCTAGCTACGATGAGAACGGAGTACTAAACTACTTTGTAGGACGTAACTTCGGTCCCGGGGATATAAAATACAAGAACCCTCAAGCATCTAAAAACATTATAGGATTCGACTTACTCATTAACTGGGATAGTCCAATCGTATTATGCGAAGGTACTTTCGATGCAATGGCAATTAAACGTAATGCAATTCCGCTACTAGGGAAAACGTTACCGGAGAAGTTAATGAAGAAGATTGTATCTTCTAATGTTAAACAGATATTCATTGCATTAGATAATGATGCATTAAAGCAAGCAATACAATACTGTGAGACCTTGCTAAACCATGGAAAAGAAGTATTTTTAGTAGATCTTAACGAAAAGGATCCGTCCGAGCTAGGATTTGCTAATTTTGCAAAGTTATTACATAAAAGCACTCCTTTAACGTTTAGAACGTTGATGGAGAAAAAATTTGAATTATGATAGAAAAAAACAACAACGTAAAGAAGGATAAACGAATTAATCGTATTGTTCAAGCCGATCCAACATCAAGGCAGATTACCATTTTAGATTCTAGATACTACCAGAGAAGCGAAGGCGTATTTTACCCATCAGTAACTTACGTGCTTTCTTATTTTCCAAAAGATAGATTCTTCGAAAGCTGGATTAAAGACGTAGGACACAATTCAGACATTATTATGCGTAGAGCTGGAGACGAAGGTACTCAAGTTCACAATGCTATTGAAGATTACCTGAAAGGAGAGGAGATTACTTGGATTGACGATAACGGAAACGTAAAGTATAACTTGGAGGTTTGGAAGATGATTCTTAAGTTTGCTGACTTCTGGGAAACACACAAACCAAAACTTATTGAATCAGAAACTCACTTATTCTCTGACGATTTACAAATTGCAGGAACGGGTGACCTAGTTGTTGAGATTGCTGATGAATTATGGCTTTTAGATATTAAAACTTCTAATTCATTGCACGATACTTACGACCTGCAGCTTGCTTGTTACAGAAAGGCTTGGTCTGAATTATTCGATACTCCTGTACAACGAACTGGTATTTTGTGGTTAAAAGCAGCAACAAAAGGACCAGACAAAACAGGAAAGAAAATTCAAGGTAAAGGCTGGCAGTTAAAAGAAACAGAATCTGATTACGAAGAAAACCTACAAACATTCAGACACCTATACGAAATCTTTAAATTTAAAAACCCAGAGCTTAAGCCATACTCAGAGCTACTTCCAACATCCATTAAGTTACAAGCGTAACTATTTATAGTATATGGAGTTGAACGGCTTAGTATACGACATGATAAAAGACCTCCTACCAGAAGGTATGGAAGAAACCTATAAGGGTAAAAGAACCGACAACGGCGCTCCTGGAACTTTTAAAGCAAAAATTACAAAAGCGTACGGTGGGGATGTGACTATTGAGAAGGCTAGAAAATTTAAGAATAGAGAGAATGCTACCCCGCATGATAAACGTCAGGCAAATTGGTTTATTAATTTCCATTCGAAAAATGAAAATCTAGAACCAGCCGGTCTACAAAATACTGGAAAAGCAGCTCCTTACGGATCGGAATATACACCTGCTCAAGAAGTTTTAGTAGGATACATCCAGGAACTATCAAACTACATGAAGGAGGAGGGTTTAAACATTGAACCTGCCCCTGGTGTAAAAATGGAAGATGATGAAGAGAATGCAAAAGATCCTCTAGGGAAAACTGCTTATTACGATCCGAATAACAAAGTAATCGTACTTTACATTACCGGAAGACACTTAAAGGATATTTTAAGATCGTTTGCTCATGAAATGATTCACCACAATCAAAACTTAGAGGATAGATTAGGTAAGATTGAAACAACAGACATCAACGAAGATGATAACCTAAAGGAGGTTGAAAGAGAAGCTTATGAGAAAGGAAACATGTACTTCAGAGGTTGGGAAAATTTAAAGAAAAGTAAAGTTTGATAATAACAATAAAAATTCATATCTTTAGCACAAATGAGAACATATAAGAGTTTATACGAGGAAGACGAACGAGACAACTACCTACTACAAGACAGAGACTTAATAGTCGTAATTAAAAAACCACACACTGCTGAAGAAGCAGATAAAGCACTGCATACCAAAGACAACTACGGAATATATATCAGTACTATGAGAAACTCAAAAGTTTCTGATAAAGATGTAGACGACTACTTTGGACCTAGAAGCCCTAACGTTAGAAACGTAAGGTTAAAAGCTCGCTTTGACAAATTCAAAGAAGTAAATCCAGAAAGTACAATGGAGTATAGTGAGTGGTTAACAAAAGGACCTGTAGGTACTGATGTGGGGCCATACCCAATCAGAACAAAAGACAACTACGATGCCTTTATAAATAAGTTTATAACTAAGCCAAACTTACTAAACTGGACAGTTAAGGATAACACTTTGGTATTCCCGAAAGATATAAACCCAGGAAGGAATAAAATTAAATCAATCGTAACTACAGTTTTACAGAATGCTGGGTTCGGTGAAAAAACCTTTACTTTTAAGACAGACGTATCTGAAGCAAAACTAAAAGCATACTTAAAAGAAGAAATACTTAAGGTATACAAAAAATAACTTATGTCAGAATCGGTTTTAAAGAAAGAATTTAAGGGGGCAGATCTTCAACGATTACGTAATCTAGTTCAAGGAAAGATGGGAGAAAAAACTTCCGTCTCTTCCGGCTACACCAAAGACTACATTGAAAGAAAAGAAGGAGAGGTCTGGGAAGAAGACGGTCGTCAATGGACTATCAAGAACGGAGTTAAACAAACTATCTCAAAATTACAGGCAGTTAGGGATGTTGCATTAACCCCCCTATTCTGTCCAGACTGTAAAGCGTTAATGAAACATCGTTACGATAACCAGTTTTATAAAATACACCGTCACTGTTTTGACTGCCACGTTAAATTTGAAACAGAATTAAAAAGAACAGGGCAGTGGGAAGAATATCAGAACAAAATTCAAAACTCAGAAATTGATGGAATGATCAATAATTACGAGGTTTGGGTTGATGATTTACTAAATGAAAGTAACGATGGCTTCGTAACAGAACTTGGAGAGGTTGAAAGCTGGTCTAAAGTCAACAGGGATAAAATCTTGAAGCAGAAAGAAGAAGCTGTAGAATACTTAAAAAAGTTAAAGAAATAAAGCTATTTATTAATATGACGAACTCTTTCAACATGTCTAACTGGAGACGTAGGCATATTTTAATGGCCGAAAACGACAGTGATCCTAAAACTACTCAACAGTACGATGAAGCTATACATGGAAAAATAACTAGTTTTGAAGATGTGCTTTTTGAACCACAAGAAGCCCCTGTAAACGTTGTTTTCAGTGTAGCTACAGAAAAAGATCTAGAGAACGCAAAAGATATTGTAGTATCTTTTGAAAAGTTTGCAAAATGGGCTAACGAAGAAGGTTATGACCTAGAAGATGAATATGCAAGTATAGATGCTGGTAAAAAGTATTTTGCAGAATATTATTCAAACTACTTAACCGATGAAGGTAGAAAGTCTTTAAGAGCTCAAATGCAAGAAGCAGAAGGACCTTCAGAAGAAGAGAATCCCGTTGATATTATCAGCATGGATGTACCTTTGTTTATTAGAATGCTTGAATTCGCAAGAGAAGATGCTTCTACAGATATGGACCTTCATGACTTAGCTGAGAAAGCAGTTAAGATGAGTGCTGAAGGACAGCCTATGTCTATGATGCATTACGATGAATTAATAGCTAAAGAAGTTCCTGCAGTTGATGCAATGAGCTTATACGAAAAATACTTTAACGCTGAATAAAATGCCTATACGTAAGAATGCTTCTATGGAAAAATACATCAAGGACTTTGAAAAGTCTGATGCTCCTCAATTCAAAGGTAAATCTAAAGAGAAGAGAAGAGAAATGGCAGTAGCTGCAAAACTACAAGCTATGGACAAAAAAATGGAAGAGGTTGACAGTATGGAAGAAGCTAAAGGTACCCTATGTGGAAGATGCGGACACGTTCATGTTAAAGGAACTCCGTGTCCAAGACCTTTCAAAGAAGGAGCTAAACCTGATTACCTAGATTTTGATAAAGACGGCAACACTACTGAGCCTATGAAAAGTGCAGTTAAAGACTCTAAATTAAAACATGAGGTTGTTGCTAACGTATTAGGTAAGATAAAAGAAGCTGAAGTATCACCTGCTGAAAAATCAGCAAAAGACGCTGAAGTAAAAGCTTTACAGCTTAGAAAAAAAGCTATTGATGATGAACTAACTAGAATTCAAAGAGCAGGATTAACAGAAGGATTAGATAGAGACTATGAAGGTGAAATGGCTAAGTCTCAACTGTTTTCTATTGTAAAAAATGCTAAGGAGCTTTTTGATATGATAGATAATAACACGCAATTAGAAGGTTGGGTACAATCTAAATTAACAAAAGCAGAAGACTATCTTTCAGCGGTTGCAAGTTACTTAGAAGGACAAAGCATCACTTCAACAACTCCGGTTATGGTAGCAGAAGAAGCTATTAAAGACGAAGGGGGAAGTAGCTTAAGTGTAGGTGATGTAGTTAAAGCCGGAGACGGTGGAATATACCAGGTTATATATTCTTACTCAGAAGGAAAACCTTTCCTAGTACCTTTTGATTTAAAGAAGAGAAAAGTGGTAAACCTACGTAATAGAATTTACTTTGATAGTGATTCATCTATTTCTAAAAGATTACATAAAGTAATGTCTCACTCTGCTACAAAAGGCGGGTTTATCAAATAAGTATTTTAGATATATCATATGCTTAATAAACATCAACTCAGGTCTTTAATTAAAAAAACTATTGTAGGAAAACTACAGAGACAGGGTATTAACAAATACAAGGAGTATAAAGTTTTAAACCACGTACCTGACTTGATTTCAATCTTAACAGACTTAATGTCTCCTAAGTTTGATTTGTTTGTTAAAGACATAGAGTGGGTATCACCAAAACCACCTACCTTTAGAATCGTATTAGAAAACGATCAATACTTCTACCTATCAGACCTTGCGAGATCTTGGGTTGCTGAAGTACAAGGTAAAAAGTACTACCTACTAAATCTAGGAGAAGAAGAAATGGCAGTCTCTGCTATCTCTAGAGTACTACGTTATGGCGCACCAGTTAATCCAGATATGGGATTTGGAGAAGCTAGCGGCGGTACTGGAGGCGGCGGTGGGATGGAAGCACAGCTTGACCAAGCACCCGAAGGAGGGGCAGAAGCAGCACCCGCAGAAGAAAAGCCGGAAGGAATACCTGACGAACTACTTTACTAATGGACGCACTACAGCGCTTTATAGAATTAAACAGTTATAAATTCCCTAAAGGATACCCAGACATTAATGTTAAGGAAGACAAGGATTTGCTATTCGCTCTCATAAGAGAAGCAATAGACGGTATGGATCTAGGATACCACATAGGAGACTTTAAGAACCCCGCAGAAAGCCTCTCTGATAGGAACTGGAACTTTAAGACAAAAACAGGTTACTTAGGTACAGGGTTTTATTTTTATGGAGATTTAGAAAACGCAAAGCAAGATAGTGATTACCTAAAAGGAATCGGAAAAGGGCAAATCTCAGAAATAGACTTATCAAAATATAAACTGTACCGCAGTTCTAATCCAACCGACTTCTACGACACAATGTCAGAGGTGACTAAGCAGGTAGGGCAGGCAGCTCCTAACATTCAAGAAGACGACCTACAATCTCCGGAAATTAAAGAAGCTATGAAAGAAATAGTGGATGTAATTACCAAAGAGTTAGGGCTTCCTATAGAAGAAGGTACCGTCGTAGGTATTGTTTCTAAGTTTATAAAGGATGTAAGAGAGAAGGTGAACGGAGAAATGCTAAGTAATAGACTACTAAAAACATTAGGATACGAAGGTATCGATAATAGAAATACTAACCTAGACCACTTCGGAGTAGGTTCAGTACTATTTACTTATAAACCAGGTTCTGCAAAATTAGTTGCAGATATAAAATAAAATCGTTATATTTAGAGCACATGAATACTGAAAAAGTTATAACCTCTGAGGTAACCAACCGTGTTGTTACTATTGAGAAGTTATTAGAAATCTACAATATCGACCTAGAAATTTGGGAGATAGAGAAAAAAGTAGTCAATACATGGGAAGTAGGAGCTAAAGATCCTAATGGAGCAATCGTAACTACGCCTTTATTTCAAGTAAAGCTTTGGCTTAAAAAGAAGCAAGCTGCCTACGACTTGAACGTACTTAGAACACAATTCTTAGAAGACCTTAAAAAACTATCGCCGGTAGTTAAGGAATACAAAAGAACTTTATCTTTAGAGACTCCAAAGTTATTAGAGATTAACGTTTTTGATTTACATTTTGGCAAAGTAGCTTGGGATGAAGAAGTAGGTGAAAACTACAGCATCGATATTGCAACCAAACGTTTTAATGATTGTATCGAATACTTTATTAATACTTACAGAGGACATAACATCGAAAAAATCCTTCTACCGATCGGAAACGACTTCTTTAACTCAGATAGATCTCACCCATTCAATTCAACAACAAGTGGAACCCCTCAAGAAGAAGATGCTCGTTGGCAGAATACATTCAGAAAAGGGAGAGAGTTGATTATTAACAACGTACAGAAATTAACACAGCTTGGACCTGTCGAAATTAAAATTATACCAGGTAACCACGACTACGAAAGAACTTTCTACTTAGGTGATTCATTAGAAGGATGGTTCTCAAACAACGAGAATGTAGTTGTAGATAACAGTCCAAACCCACGTAAGTATTTTATGTTCGGAAAATGTTTGATTGGATATACACACGGTAATAATGAGAAAATAGCAGACTTGCCGATGATTATGGCTCAAGAAAATCCTGTGCAGTGGGCTAAGACTTTCTACCGTGAATTTCACTTAGGTCATTTGCACCATAAGAAAGAAACACAGCTTAGATCTACCAACGAATACCAGGGAGTAATCATAAGATTTATGAACTCATTATCAGGAACTGATAGCTGGCATCACAAAAAAGGATACATTGGAGCAAGAAAATCTGCTGAAGCTTTCCTATGGGATAGCGAGAAAGGATTGCAAAACCAGACTTACTTCAATATTTAATATTGATGGAGGATATCCTTTTTGAAGATTTAATTAATAATATGTATTCACTTCTGGAACAAGAGAACCCAGAAGAGCCAGAACCTTTACCTGGAGTTAATACCTTAACTAAAGAGCAGCTACGTTATATCTTAAAGAATAGTAAAGGTAAAATTATGACCGTTGTATACAGAAAAAAAGACGGGAGTATTAGAACCATTAACACACGTACTGGAGTTAAGAAAAACATTACCGGAGCTGGGTTAAAATATAATCCAGATGAACATGGGTATGTTATTTTATGGGATTTAAGGAAGCAAGCTTACAGGACAGTTAATTTAAATACAGTAACTGCACTTAAAGGCGGTGGAAAGGTTTATGCTATAAAAGAAGCTATAACTAAAGTACCACTTGTTTTTAAAAACGGAGGTATTAATCTAACCGGGGAAGCTGCTTGGAATAAATGGAGAAAGTGGGCAGATCTTAATAGAAGGGATGATTTTGTGTATAAAGTGCTAGACACTATTAAAAGGCAGGGCTACTTTGCTACTCCTAAACAGCATCAAGTTTTAGTTACTTGGTTTAACCGGAAGAGGTAACTATTTATACCATATGAGTACCGAGATTAAATCCTGTTCTTGTGGATGCAATTCTTGCGGAAACAAAGCACCTCTGCTTGCAGAAGGGATAACCTTCCAGCAACCAATTTCAGAAAACCTTTTATACCATATCAATAATAAAAAGCCTTTAACAGAAAATACTTTTAGGTATGGCTCAACAGCTTTTTTAAACTTATGGAGAGAAGCTAGAACTTTATATTCAAGAAATATTTTGAGCGTAGGGGATGAAGATGAACATATTTTACTTGAAACAAATTTAGGAGAGTATGGAATGTTTGAAGGAGATAGAGTTCCTTTAGACTTACCAATCCTTGATGAAGGTACCTTCTACTCTAAAGAACACATTGCAACTTATGGAGACGATGAAGGGAACATGGCAGACATCTATAAGAACTACAACGGAAAAAATTTCTATGTAGATACTAACGAATATGACTTTGATGCAACTACCTTACATGACCTAAAAGAGAAACTTAAAGGTTATGGATTTATTCATTGGATCAGCGGTAGATTAGAAGAAAGAAATCTTGAGGAAGTTAATATTAAATCAAACAACGTTAAGGATGTGATTAAAAAACTATATACAGATCCTAAACTAGTAGACTTTTTAGATTTCAAAAATTTTAAAAATGCTTTAGCGTTTATTAAAAATGCATCTTTGGACGACTGGTACAGCTTAGTAGCTGATATTAATCAATACGAAACCTCATTAGCAGAAGCTAAATATCAAGGTAAAGAAGTAGCTTTAGGAAAACCTAAGAGAGGTGGAGCTAAGAAGTTCTACGTTTATGTAATGAACCCTAAAACTAAAAAAGTAAAAAAACTTTCTTTCGGAGATACCTCTGGATTATCAGCTAAAATCAATAATTCAAAAGCAAGAAAAGCTTTCGCCGACCGCCACGATTGTAAGAATAAAAAAGATAAAACTAAAGCAGGGTACTGGTCTTGTAGATTACCAAGATACGCCTCCTTACTTGGACTAAAAGGATCTTATTCAGGATACTGGTAATGGTTAAGCTATTAGACATACTAAAAACCGTCCTTGAAGAAGAAAAGGAGAAACGTGATAGATGTCTACGTATTGCTGACCGTAAATACGATAAACCTTCGGCATATAAATCAGGTGCTGTAGTAAGGTGCCGTCAAGGTAAAATCTGGAAAGATATTAAAGAAGAAGAAGAGCTTGAAGAGGCTGAGTCGCTCCACAAATGGTTTAACCGTCAAGGAGCAAAAGGAAAAGAAAAGGGGTGGGTAGATTGTAACGCACCAGACGGAGACGGAGGATATAAATCTTGCGGAAGAAAAGAAGGAGAAAAACGCTCTAAATACCCTGCCTGTAGACCAACAGCAGCACAATGTAAAACACCTGGAAAAGGAAAAACTTGGGGAAAAACAAAATGACAAACCTAATAGACATACTAAGCGAAGCAGAGGTAGCAAAGTGTCCTGCACCTACTCAAAATATCGAACTAAACCTTCAGAATAGACAGAAGGCAATTAATGAATATGGATACGGACCATTGAATCCTAACGAACCTAATGAAAAGTTCTGGCAGGCTAAGGTCGATATGTGGAAGCTTGATTCTGCAGAAGAAGCTAAAAAGTCTAGGTGCGGTAATTGTGCAGCATTTGATATAACAAAAAAGACTTTGGATTGCATAGCTAAAGGAATAGGTGATGATGAAGGTTCTGAAGATCCTTTCGATGTTATTGAAGCCGGTCATTTAGGTTATTGCAGGTTCTTAAAGTTCAAATGTGCAGCTGCTAGAACTTGTGATGCTTGGGTTGTTGGTGGTCCAATAA